AAAATAAATAAAAAATATATCAATAAGAAAATATTATCTGTATCGAAGGCATCAGGTCTTCACAATTTTTGTAAGCAAATCTGGGATAAGCTCAGTAAGATGTAAGTAGCTACGTCGTTTAACGACAGAAAATTATAGGAAACAACAATGTCTCTAAAACTTCTACAACCAGGTATCCAACCACTCGGTCAATTTGACGGTTATGATGCTGACTTCCTTACCCTCAAGGGTGGAGAAGTAGTTACTTTCGGTTCTGTTCCAACCCCAGGTCAACCAGGAATCACTTCCCCAGGTTTTGACAAGGCTGCTTATGATGCCTTTGATGGTTATGTTAACCCACAAACTGGCGTCGGTCCAAATGATTTGGGACCTCGTCGTCCAGTTGTCACTCGCACCTTTGCTGGTTCTGGCGCTCTTCAAAGCGTTCTTAACCAAGGTTCTGCTGTTCGTCCACTTATGTTAGCAGACGATGGTATTCTTGGATACGGCACTCTATTCGGCGCAGTTGTCGGTGGAACTGTCGGTCAACAAGTAAACGGTCCTAACACCTATACTGGCGCTATTCTCGGACCCCACACTGCCCTAGGTTCTGGCAAGGTAACTTGCTGGGAGAAGCCAGGTCTTTACGCCGTCTCTTTGGACGCTTGCGATACTACCGTTGCTACTGGTTTGCAACCAACCAATACTAGTCTCGATGTTGGTGCTGCACTCTCTTTCACTTCAACTGGTCTTTTGACTCCAACCGCTAGCGGAACTCCTCTATTTAGTTCTGGTGCAAACGTTGGTCGTTTCGTTGAGTTCGTCACTAATGGTTCTTTGGTAACCACTCCAAACAGCTTAGTTGCCGCTCTCAATAGTCCATCTGGTAACGTCAGCTCTGTCGGTCCTCGTCAGTTTGCTTTCGCTGTCTTCTATTTCAACCCATCAGTCTAATTTGGGTGATACTAACTAAATCCAGCCGGGTGGCTGGATGGACGCAAGTCCGAATCCCCAGAAGGGAACCACCCGCTCTTTTAACGTAAGTTTACAAGCTGGTAAAACTGGCAAACAATTCCACTAGGAGTCTCTCAATGAATATGTTCTCTAACCAAGGCCAAATGAATGCCTCGTCCCTCAAGGATGCTCTACAGACCCTCGTCAAGTATGCTGCTGTTCTCGAAGAGAATACCCCATCTAACATCGGTCTAGCTGGACAACCATCCCTCAGCGACGAAAAACGTGACGAACTAATTTCTCGCGCTATTATGACCCAAGACGGCAAGATCGCTTTGGCTCAAGCTATGGCAAACCCAATTCGTAGAAACCTCGATTACCATGGTATCGCTCGTCGTGCCCTAGTTGTCGATCCATTGCCACAAGGTGCTATGCCAACTTACGATAGAGATATCGACGTTGCCGCCGTAGTTATCTCCAGCAACGGTACTGGTCCAGAATCTCGTGTCTTCGGTGACCGTGTTGTGGTTCCAGAGTTCGAAATCTACGCAAACCCAACCGTCCGTATCGCAGAAGTCAAGCGTCGTCGTTTCAACGTCATTGACAGAGCTGTGCAGAAGGCTCGTCAAGAAATCATGGCACAAGAAGACGCTAACATCTTTGCCGCTCTAGACGCTGCTGCTTCTGTTGAAAACACCCTAACCGACATCGCAGATGCCGGTCTTCTCAAGAGAGACCTCGTTGAGATTAAGCAACAAATTGATCGTTGGGACTTAGTGACCACTAAGTACTTCATGAACATCAATGAGTTCACTGATATCCTCAAGTGGGGTTCTGGTGGTGGACAAGGCGTCGGTGGTGGTGATTTCGATCCCGTCACTATGCGTGAAGTTCTACAAACTGGTCTGTATGCTCACATCTGGGGTACTGACATTATGGTGTCCAAAATTGTGCCCCCAGGCACGATCTACGGCGCGGCCGATCCAGAGTTTGTCGGCGTTATGCCAATCCGTCAAGACATCGAAGTTCTACCAGCAGATGAACCAAAGCAATTGAAGCTCGGATGGGTCGTCAGCGAAATAATTGGGATCGCTATTGTGAACCCACGTGGTTGCGCAGCCGGCAGAAAGAGCG